CACGCAGAGTCTTACGATGGATCTGTGCTGACACATCGTTGATGGTTTCGGCTAGAGTCTCATACCACTCAGACACGGTACCGGTGAAGTCAGGAGCAGCCGAAGATGCACCAATTTCTAGACCAGTTACACGGTTCACGAATAAACCGGGAGCGCGTGACCAGTAGTAAGTACCCGCACTAGCACCCTGAACAAGATCCTCAAGAATCTCACGGTCAATCTCTAGAGCAATCTGCTCAGAGAGGATGCTGGTAAGCTCGACCTCAGCGTCAAGGTTGTGATAGGCGTTTAGATCCTGTCCCAACTCTGGCGTCCACTTAGCCTTGAGCTTCTTGGTGATAGCGGTCACAGCCACGGAATCGACTTTGATATCGATCTCGGGAATGCGCTCGTTATTCTCCAAGCCCCACTCAGTCGTACCAATAACAGAACCAAGAGCAGTGCTCGTGGTGAAGTTATCATCGATTGGGTAGGAAATAGTAATGTTAGTACTTCCTGTAACAGCACTTAGAAGTCCGTGGCCTTCAGGTTCGTTCTTGGACTCCAACGGCACAGAACCACTATAGTTTCTGAACACCATGGTGAACTTGTAACTAGAGCTGCTCGGATCGTCAGACGCAGAACCAGAGGATACTCTAGTTAGGCGACGAACCAACTTGGCGGCCGAAAGACCAGCCGACACCGAACCGTTGATACTATCAACATTTAGCGCAACCAAGTCCTGAACGTTTAGCTGCTCACGGTTACCCGTGGATGAACCAGTAGTCTCCCAAACAGCGACTGCCGAACCAGAAAGATCTGGATCATATAGCGTTAAGCTGTCAAGGGTCGCCTGGTTCGCGGTAGTCAAGGGATTGGCTCCAGAGCCTCCCACGGCTCCAGCAGTACCAGAAGCAATAAGAACCCAACCTAAGTTGGCAGCTGCAGGCGCGAGAGCGTCTGAACCAGTTGGAGAAGAATAACCGTTGTTCAATGCGTAAGGACCAGCTTCCGCAAAACTTCCAGTTAAACTAACACCACCGGTCAACTGTGAACCGATGACGCCACCACCATACAATGATTCTTCCGTTGTTCCATAACCCAAACGGGGTAGGCCTGCACCATTGGTGGATGTGGTGAAGTCAAGGAAGAAGATGAGACCACTAGGTAGACTCATCGGCTGAACGCTAACGAGATCGTTTGCGATCAGACCCGCGAACACACGACGAACGATGGGGAATGCGACGGCTGCAAAGCCTTCAACATCTCCACCAGACATTGTGCTGGACTCGCGGAGTAGCTCTTTCGCCTGGTTTTCCAGTAGGCGAGCCATACCATGCTTGGAGCGCTCATTAGTCATCCCTTCCAAGAGACCGGTGCGCTCCCACTTAGTTAACAATGCGTGGCCTTCGGCCCGCATATCACGGTTGACAATACCTTCGGTCAACCTATTTACAATACTAGACATTTGTTATCACCTCCTATAAATGTTATTTAATGCCTGCTAATTTCTGCATACGATCCAAAAATGGATCAGTTGGCTGTGCTGACTCTTTACGAGTTGCACGAATAACAGAAGAGGGACGTGTGATTGCTTCGCTCAGTGATTGAGGGGCACGCTTAGTTTGTGCCGGCACTGCGCTTTCAAGCGTCTCATATATTGTCTTCGCTTCCGCTACTGAACCAGCTCTTGAAATAGCTTCGGCAATTTTTGTTTTTTGCCGCTCATTTAAGGAGGTATTTCTCAAAACACGGTTCGTGTAAAGCAAGCGAGCGTTGGAAACATTTACTTCTTGTAAATTCTCCCTCAGCTCTTTGAATGCTTGCTCATATTGTTCAGTTCGCTCTTTGAGCTGGTTATTTTCAAAAACCAGTTCTTCTTGAGCTTTCTTCAAAATCTCTAATTCGTCATGGGCGTCGGTGCCGCGGCGGTGGGCCATCTCTTTTTCCATCTCCCACTTCATGTCGTAGGCAGAACGGCCGGCCCAGCCGGATAGGGTCGCTCCCATGTCCACTGTAAGTTTTTCTGCGATGGCGTCGATGAGTTCATCTGGAATTTCTAGTTCTTCCTTGACACCCTCTTCGCTCTCCAAGGCTTTAGTATCAGCCTCCTCTGCAGCTGCGGATCCGGCTAGAGCGCCGCCGCCGCTTTCGTCGTCGTCGCCGGCGTCTTCTTGCGAAGCGAAAATCTCATCGGATCCGGTGGTAATGTTTTCGGAAACATCTTCTTCTTCTAACATGGTAACGATATCTTCCGGAGTAATTTCTATCTCTTCACCCTCAGTGAGTTCTTTATGAAGGGTGTTAACCGCTTCTTGAAGCTCATCCAAGTTAACGCTTACTTGCGCTTGCTCGCCGGTCGCGGGACACGGGCAAAGTTTTTCACCATCGGCAGCGCCCAAAGGCACATCTTCAGCGATTTCTTCGACGGGGCCCGGCTCAGCCGCGGCGTCTAGTCCCATGTCCATCCCACCGGCAGCTGCCATGGGGTCACCGAGAGGGGCTGCGGCGGCTGCTGGATCTCCCAACGCTCCCAGGGGCTCCTCTTCTTGTTCTAATAAGTTATCTAACACTTCACGAACCTGGCCAGAATACTTTTCAATAATTGATGCTTCCGCAGTTTTTAAAGCTGCTTCGCGCAGCGCCGTCGCATCAATAATGGCTTCTTGTAGCAAAGCTGACATACAATTAACTCCTAAAATTACAGTAATTCAAAATAAATAGTGTTATTCATTGGGAAAAGGCACAAATTATGTTCCCATTCTCCCGATAATCCACCATTTCTTGCCATCCGATTGAAGGGTAAGTGCGGAATAGGTGAATTTAACCTCAACGCTTTTCCTAAAATCTATGTCGCCCCCCTCTGCGTCGATGGTCAAACTATCTGCTTTAAGCTTAAATTTGTCGGTGTTAATCTTCTTAATAACAACCACCCTTCCCTCGTTGTCACATGCAGATGGGAGGGTAACTTTCATCTTGTTGTTTGATGTATCGCAAAGAACGGTATAATCAGTGTCCCCTACATCGTATGTTGACGAAGAAACCGTTTTTATATTTCTTGTAATGACCCCTTCAAAGTCAGCGCGGCCGCTAACCACCAAAGCATCAGCCGCAACCTTTCCATCAACATTTAACACATCTTCTTGAAAAGTTAAACTCGGAGAAGCACTGAACCCGTTTTTTGCTTTAAGCTGCAAGCTATTAAGTGGACCCACAGAATGAGGAATTTTGCTATCTACATAAGACGAATACAAATTGGCCAGGGTGGTGTTTCTTACTTCACTGCGTGATGCATCATGAAGCACCACCAAGTCGTCATCACTCAAGTTCTGTCCGCCGGCGGTTACGCTTGAACAGCTCTTAGGGTCTACCACCAGACGTTTGTTTTTAAAAGCAACCCCCCCTTTTGAAAGGAGTGACACAGAAACTCCCTCCGAATCAACCGTCAATCCATTGCCCGGCTGCACCTGCAGTTTGTTTCTTGCGTCTTTTATTCCGTGACCAAGTTCTAAAAAGCGCGCAGAGATGGTGCCATTGAACTGGTTGGTAGGTAAGTTGGTTAGCGCTGCCGCGGAACCTTGAAAGGTCTGGGCCTGGATGTCTTTCGTCATCAACGTTTTACCATCAAACGTCAAGTTAAACTCTGCCTTTGCTTTGGAGTCCATCTGATATGTAAGAAGGGCGTTTTTAGAACCTCCTTCGATTTCGGTAATTGCCGGGGGAACGATTTCTCTCCCATCTTTTGCTATAAGAGTGCCTACTATTGTCTTCGTGCCCTTTATCTCTTGATTTGCATGGGCATCCACCAATTCTGTGTGCTGTGTAGTGCTGTAATCGACAACTCCATCTAAAACATTATATGCCATTTGTTTTCCTCTCGATTATAATTAGCTTTATTCTCGCATTTGTACTTTAATTAAACGATAAACCAACTTTGTCCATCATACGCAACGCATGTAATAGCAGATCCGGTTGATTCCATAAGAATGAATGACTCGCCTTCAATTAGATCGCCACTGCCGGCGTTCACAAAAACGTCCCCAATGCTTGAAGATAGTTTAACGCGAACATGCTTTCCAGCCGAGGCAGCAGGAAGCGTAACATTGGAGCGATTGCCCGCA